GTCTTGCAGTTCTGTCTGTTTCTGCTTTGCTACTTCATTTACCTTGTTCATTTCATGTTGCTTCTCTAGCTTAACTTGAGCAAGGTCATGTCTGTCTGGATACCCTGATGGCTGAACAGTAGGGAAAAGTTTGATGGTGTCAATGGTCATTTCTTTTCTCTCTCAAGTGCGTTTTTATACCCACTAATCACCAATGCCCTCAAGTTGTGACTATCAGCAGTTCCACCCCATTCACTCATGTTGTTCCAGATTACCTTAAAGTCGGAACTTCTACACAATGTCTGATGTTTTGTAAGCCACTCAGCCATCTGTCTATGTCTCTCAGTAGGGTCATGTACACCCCAAGCAATTGAGTAAAACTCACGCACACTACATAGGTCTTTGCCTGTAGATTGAAGTGCGAGGGTTAAAACAAGTGCTACTATCCATCTCACGTCATAGCCCAAACGATGATGTAAAAACACCAGACGACAGTAATGCAAAAAAGGGCTGCGCTCGTAATAGCGAAAGCCCAATCTTTCATTTTTTAATCCAAGTCTGCCACACAGCACCAGCAGCCATGATTAGACCAGCAACCCACAGAATAGGCTTGGCAGCAGAAGCTACCCATCCCAAGACTTTAAAAGCACCTTGCAATGCGTCAAACGCATCCACAAGCCCTTTAGTGTTCTTGTCTATGTTATCTACCTTAGTTTCTACAGCGAGAAGCCTAGCGTAGATTTGTTCGTGAGTGACTTCTTCTGTCATGGCATTGCAACCCAATCAGGATTGTGAGGCCAATCAGCAAAGGTGCGAGGCTCTGTAATTGTGCTTGGCAGGTCACGCAAAGTCTGACGATATGTTGTCCACTCAACCTTCTTAGGAATTGAACAATCAGCAATCTGAGTCCAATCACAATCCTTGAGTAATTGGTTGCGTTGATAACGAATATTATCCATTGCAGAATCTTTAGCTGATTGGATTTCTTCAGCACTCATGTTAGCCACTTGAACGACAGAAACAAACTCACCATCGTCATAGGCAGAGCATGAAACCAACTTCTGAGTTAGTCGGTCATGGGCTTTGTATAAGTTTACTTTTTTAGCATTATTCTCAGATAAGAATTCATCGCTTGGGCCATTGGCATTAAACGATGTATTGCTAAACAGTTCACGATAATCGCCTACTGTAATGGGGTTAGTTAAAATTGCAATTTGCATGATAGTTCCTTAAATTGGGCCTGTATCTGGAAGTGCTGAAGTTGGCACAGTTATAGTACGAGCATAGCCTTTTGTAACTCTTAGGTCATCAATGTAGCCTTTAAAACTGCTAGTTCCAGCGTTATACGCACCAACTTCAAAATCGTATGTTGATACCAAAGAACTGCTATATGTTCCACTTGCAACAGATGTTCCATTGACATACATAGTGACAGTATTAGAGTTTCTTACTACTGCAACATGATACCAAGTGCTTGTGCTAGTAAGTGCTGATGTAGCAGTAATATCAACAAAACCCGAACTTGAATTTCTTAATCTAATATTTAAGCTAGTACCATCAAGCCACCACCACAAGCCACCAGCTAAATCCCTACCTTTAGCAATAATTGTTCTTTCGCCAGTAGTGCTTGTTAAATAAACCCAACATTCGATTGTCCAATTTGAAGCACCTAAATTTAAATTAGGCGTATGTGTTGTAGTTAAATACGAACCAAAACCATCAAAAAACATTGAACCAGTACCGAATTTTTTTACGCTTGTAGAGACAACTACATCTCCACCAATTCGTAAATCATTCATCATTGCATTATCTAAAACACCAGCATTATCAAACTTTGCTAAAAACCCAGTTCCAGATATAGCAGTTAAAGGTGCTGTTGGAACTGTATAAGTTGAACCAGAATATACAAGAGTATTTGTATATCTTACATTTGATATATATCCGTTGGTTTCGCTAAAATAGCCATTAGCAGCACTACCAATATAAATTGGGTTTGCACCTATGTTATGACTTCCCCAACTTCCAGTTGATATTTGAACGCCATTCATAAATAAAGTAAGCGTTGCACCAGACCTAGTAACTGCAATGTGATTCCAAGCATTTAGCCGTGGTATTCCAAGTGTAGAAGAATTAAGGTAATAATTACCACTATAAATAAAAATACCAGACGCTGTATCAGATGCAATTGCAAATCCAGTTGAAGCGGTTACATCACCAACTGAAAAAAGACAAAACTCTTGTTTAGAAGCTACTAATGGATACCACCAACCTTCAACTGTAAAATTACTTGTACCTATTGCTGCTAAGTTAGTATTTGTATAAATATAATCGGAAGTGCCAGATGGGAAATGTCCTGACCCACCAATCACGCTTGTGGAGTAGGCGGTAGAAGTACCAAATGGGTTGAAGCGTTGTATGCTTGGCGCACCACTTATTGTCGGTGTAAGATTATTTGAACTATTGTCAATAAAACTATTGCTTTGACAAGTTAATAATCCAGTACCGCTTATTGCTGTTAATGGCGTTGTACTCGGTGTAAAGTTTGCTGTGTAAACTGCCGTACCTTTGACAATTCTAAAATTAGAAATATAACCATTAAAGTTATAGCCATCTGAATAATATACGCCTAGTCTTACAACTCCAGATGTATAGTTGTCAGTAATTGTTTTAGTTCCGCTTGAAACACCATTGATATACAAAGTAAATGTATTACTTTGTCTAACTATTGCTATGTGATTCCACGAAAGTGCAGTTATGGCAACAGAAGAAAAATCACCATTTCCTCCCCATTGAATTCTATTTGTTGTTTGATTTGAAACGAATATTAAAGGTGTTGTGCCAAACGCATCTAACGCACCACCAATTTGAAAAATACCTTGATTTGCTGAAGTGTTTGGATAAATCCAACATTCAACAGTAAAGTTTCCTGTTCCTAATTGATTTGCAACATTGTCAGGAAAAGTTACATATTGTCCAGTTGTACCATCAAAACTATTACTCCAATTAGACCCAAAAGGGCCAAAAGAACCTTGAGTAGCATTACCGCTACTACTCATTGCAAAGTTTGTTGTGCTGCTATCTTTAAATGAAATATTACCTGCACCATTAGTTCCATCGCCATGTAAAAGTATAGTGACGTAGTTAAACTGCGCATCAGGGCCACCGCCTGATGGAGTTGAGATTTTGGATGCTGAAAACATTTATCAGTCCTTATGGTGTGTAGTTCTGACCAACAGTTACGCCATACCAGTTTGTGCCATCAGCAAAGAAAGAATAAATATCTTGTCTGCTTGCAGTAGATGTGATTGTCGGTGCAGTACCGCCAGCCCACTTAACTGTTGACCAAGTAACTGTGCGTGAGCCTGTTCCATCCTGCTTTAAGAACATGATGAAAGACTTGCCACTTGTTGCAGTTGGCATGGTAATCGTTGCATTGCCTGTCAGGGTAATGATTTGAACTGTGCCGTTAGTCAAAGCCAAAGTAATCGCAGTAGAACTGTTGGCAGAATATGGAGTCTCTACATAGTTCGTGACAGTTGGGTTTGTCAGAGCAGCAGTTGTAATTGTTGGCGTTGTTCCAAAAACTAAAGAACCAGAACCTGTCTCATCAGACACCGCAGAAATCAAGTTGGCTGAACTCGGAGTAGCCAAGAATGTTGCAACACCAGTACCTAAACCTGATACGCCTGTAGATATTGGTAAACCTGTAGCGTTGGTTAAAACACCACTAGCAGGTGTACCTAACTGAGGAGTGGTCAGGACAGGGCTTGTCAGGGTTTTGTTTGTCAGGGTGTCGGTTGTTGCTCTGCCAACTAGTGTGTCTGTGCTTGTTGGTAGCGTCAATGTACCAGTATTGCTAATACTTGAGATTATTGGTGCTGTCAGGGTCTTGTTTGTCAGGGTTTCTGTACCCGTCAAAGTAGCAAAGCCACTAGCAGTAAATGCCGCCTGAGTCCAAGTTGAACCTGTCCACACATATAGAGTATTTACTGCTGTATTCCAGTACAAAGCACCAGTAAGCAAAGCATTTCCATCATTGTCAACAGTAGGGGCAGTTGACTTAGAACCTAAATATCTGTCATCAAAGGCATCGTAAGTGTTAGCCGCATCAGTAGCACTAGCAGCAGCATTTGTTGCGCTTGTAGAGGCATTACCTGCGCTTGTAGAAGCGTTTGATGCACTCGTTGAAGCATTAGAGGCTGAAGTCGCAGCAGCAGCAGCACTTGTCGCAGCAGATGTTGCACTTCCTAAGATGCCATCAACATAAGTCTTAGTGGTAGCGTCTTGGGCATTGGTAGGGTCACCCATGCCAGTAATCTTAGACGTACCCATCGCAATAGCACCCGACATCGTGCCACCAGTAGTCGATAACTTAGCACTCAGAGAAGTATCAACTTCAGTCTTTGTGTAAGCATCTGTGATACCGAAACCAGAGATAGTCGTAGGATTTGTACCTGCTGTGATACGTCCAAATGTGTCAACAGTTACAGACTTGTATGTACTAGCAGTAACGCCAGTTGTGGCTAAGTCAATCTCATCTGCGCCAACAACTATCCGTGAGGATGAGGCAGTATTCACGTTAAGCGTGTTACCTGTCTTGGTCATGCCAGTACCAGCAGTAACCTGACCTGCACCTGAGAACTGAGCAAAGGTAATTGATGTGCTACCTAAAGTACCGCTTGTTGGAATAGTACAGATAAATCCGTTATTAGCATTTACTGTACCGCCTTCAACAAAGGTGTAAGCAGCAACCAACTCAGCATAAGTGTCAGCGTCTGTTGTTCTAGTCCATGAACCAGATGCACACAAGTAAAGACCATTGTTAGAAGCAGTAGTCTGGTCTTTAACCAATACTCGGTCACCTGCAATAACAGAAACTCCGTCTATGGTCTGTGCGCCAGATAACGTAAGGTTAGCAGTAGAAGCAGCAACCACAGACGCTTTAGCATCAATACCTTGGGCAATAGCATCCACATAAGACTTGGTTACCGCATCAGCATCAGCAGTAGGAGTACCAAGACCTGTAATCTTGTTTGTACCCATAGCGATAGCACCAGACATTGTGCCACCAGTTAGATTCAGCTTCAAAGCACTTGCTGTATCTACATAACCTTTGGTAGCAGCATCTGAGGAATTGGTAGGTGTAGCAAGACCAGTAATAGTAGCCGATGTACCACTATCCATATCCAATGCACCAGAGATGGTTACATTATTGAATGTAGAAGTCCCAGAGGCAGCAGTTACGTTACCCGTGACATTACCTGTCAAGTTACCAGTTACGTTACCTGTTACAGCACCTGTGTGAACCCCTGCTGTATTACCAGTTACAGCACCAGTTAAACCGCCTACAAAGCCTGTGGAGGCTGTTACTGTAGTTCCTGTGATAGCTTGTGGAGATGAGCCACCAATCACCGCACCATTGATAGTTCCACCAGTAATAGTGGCAGACGATGATGTGAGTGGGCCTGACAGACCAGCCGTAGCCGTTAAAGTGCCTGTCAGAGTGGATGTGCCAGTAACCGATAAGTTACCGCCTACAGTTACGTTGTCAGCAGCAGAGCCATCTTGAAAGTTCTTTAACTGAGCCATCAATTGACGGATAGCATTGTTGACCAAAGATGGGGCCATACCCTCCGCTAAGTTAATACTGTTAATGTCAGTATTGTTACCTGCGGTACTGCTGTATTCTGAAATCTTGGTCTTTGCCATGTTAGTCCTTAGTCGGGGTTAGCCATACCAGTTAGGTCAATTTTTCTAGGTTGTCCAGCTTGATAAAGCAAATTGAACATTGTTGGATAGTCTATGTTTGGCATCCTGTTCTGTACGTCAAGCAAGCCTTTAGCGACACGACCTGCACCATAAGCAGCCTCTCCCATCAAACGAGGAGATGATGTAGCTAACGATAAAGGAACAGCAACATTACCAAACAAGCTACCAGCAAGCAAAGATGTTGGAATAGATGAAGCACCTTGTAATCCACGAGGAGTATATGTGTTCAGTGCTTGACCAGCTAATGCAGGAAGAATTGGTTTTCCACCAGCTTGCTCTAATTGTTGGGCTAAGTTTAAACGCTGTCCGTAATTTGTATTTACATTATTACGCATGATTGACTGTAATTTACGCATCTGCGTATCTACAGAAGCATTTTTACCTTGCGACAATGTTCTTTCAATTTCACGGATTAAATCTGTAGCCTCAGAATACGCTTGCATTGTCTTTGCGTATGTTGGTGCTTGCTTTTTAATCTCGTTTTTAATTCCGTTATAAACATCGTTTACTACTGTTAAGGATGTTCTTTGCTCAAAAGGAATGTCCTCAAGAATTGCACCAACTTGTTGCTTTAGCTTATCGAGACCTTCTGGGGTGTGAAACTCAGCAGGGTCTAGTTGCTTCCAAGCGTCAACTTCAGCTTTAGCTTTGACTACTTTGTCAAATGCTTTTTCATTAACAATTTGTCCTTTGTAAGAAACCTTGTTCATTGCATTTTTGACAGCATTATCAATACCATCAAAAGATAAAACAGACTTGTCTTTGCTAATATTAGCCATCTCTGTGCGATAAGCATTTTGACGTTGTTGACCCAATGCAACTAAGTTTTCTTTAACGGCATCTAAAACTTCAACTTGTGGAATCTCTCCACGCATATTTGCTTTAAACATTTCAGAAATATCACCACCAGTTCTACCTGACTTATAAGCCTGCTCAATAGCTTGTGTTCCTGCCCCTGTTTGCAAACCCAATAAAGGCTTGGCAATAGAACCAGTAACATCAGCAGTTTTTCCAATAGCACGAGCAGACAACATTAAAGGGTCAATAGCACGAGCCGCAGTAGCTAATGCAGGTGCAGCCCTAGTAGGCAACATAGCACCGCCTGTAAGGACAGTAGATAGGTCTGCCATAACTCCAGCAGGGTCAGTTGCCAATGCTCGTTTAGCACCTTCTACGCTACCATAACGCTCTACATAATGCTGACCAACTTTAGACGCTAAGTCACGGCTTGCTTTATCTTCACCTACTGCTTGCACAAGTCGCTCTGGTAATGCGTTTTGCAATATGCCAGCACCAAGGTCTAAAACAGCCTTAGTTGTTTGAATAGGACTTGTAACAGCTTGGTATATATCGCCAAGCATTGAGCCAACAGAACTAGGAAAGTTTGTAACAGCACCTGTTAAAACTTCTTCACCAGATAACTTTTGTCCACCAGCAACTCTATCAAGAGAAGTAATCTGCTTACCAGAAAAGTCTTTAGCAATGCGAGAAATTACATCGTCTTTAGTAAGACTTTCTGGGGCATTTCTATAAACATGAGAAGTACCATCATTAAAGGTTACTGTAATATCAGCCATGTTTACCATCCACTAGATGTTGCTTGTTGCTTCTTTTTAGGAGGAGTAATATCCTTCAAAAGGCCAAGACCAAATGTTTTGTCTAAGTTTTGCAAAGCAGTTACGTTAGCCTCATAGCTAAGTTTGGGGTCTGTAGCAGCCTTTAAATACATTTGCATTTCAGCATTTGAATTCATTTGTGACGCAGACATTCCTGTTGCTTCTTTAATTAAGTTCAACAACAAAGGTCTAGTTTGTTCAATTACTTGACGTTGTTCTTGGTTTTTAGTTCCAAGCGCACTACCCATAAACTGACCAACTGGTGAAGTACCCATCTTTGCACCAAGATTTTCACGACCGCCAGCACCTGTACTTGTAATTCCACCACCTTCAAGAAGTGTGTCATAACTTGTTTTTAGTTGACCAACAATATCAGAAAGTTGCTGTTTAGCTTGAGTTTTGGTATCAGCTTTTTCTTGTGCTTTTTCTTGTTTCTGACCAATATTAAATTCAGCCAACATTCTGCTTGTTGCTTGGCTTCCTTCTGATATTGCTTTGGTTTGCGCTTGTGCTAATTTAAATTGCTCAGACGATTGAATCCTATTTGACAATTCTGCAAAACGCTTGTCAGCAGTTTCATCGTCAATAGCACCAGTTGCATAGCTCTTGCTATATCTTTGTGCAGTTGCCCTCAAAGCAGGAGGAACATTTGGGTCATTAGAAAAAATATCAAATGGATTTTCTGCAATTTGTGCAGGTTTCTGACCACCAGCAACAACTTCAACTGCTTGAGTTATTGGGTTTATCCTGACAAGTTGCTCATTCTTACCAAGTTTTGTAGGCTCACCCATCATCATTTTGTTAGACGTAAGCAATTCATTTAGTGCTTTACGACCCTCTGGGCTACCCATTAACTTAGGCGCAAGTGCAGCCAAACCAAGACCTGCTTCTTGTGGTTGATTTGGCCCTGCAATCTCTTGACCCATCAAGTTTGTTACTGGTGTCTCAGCAAACGTCTGTGGACGATATGCTTTTGTAATCTCGCTCTCAATACCTTGCTGGCGCATCAGTGCTTGTTGTTCTAATTGACGCTTCTTTAGCAATTCTTGGAGTTGGTAGTTTTGCAATTGTGTTTGCATAGCCTCAGACATACCGCCTTTGTAAGCCTTTTGACCTGCTTGCAAACCTTCAGCAATTGATTGTCCAGTATTACCACCTTGGAATAAACGCCCTGCTAGGGCATACAAGGCTTGTGCTTGTGCGTCTTCACGATTACGAGCAATGTCAGCCGCAGACATACCCAACAGACCCATTGTGTCTGCACCGCTAGTTCCAAAAATGTCTAATAGTCCAGCCATGTTTAATCCCACCAGTTAGAGCCAAG